AGGATCGGACGGTGTCGTGTATATCGTAGTATTATCTGTAGTGCTTAGATCTACTAGTTCATTTTTGTATATATTAGCCACTTATAAACCAAGAGAATCTCTCTTGCTCCTGTTTTACTTCATCTAAAAATGTAGAATTTAATTGATCCTTCATAATAGTTAAAGCTCTGTTAATTTGTTTTTGGTTTGATACATCATAGTCTTCTTTTGGTTCTGGTATTCTTATATTTATTTTAGACATTATCTTCTACCATCCGGTTGTATATCTAATCTTAGTGTTCCAAATCTCCACTTCTCACTAGCAGCATCGTTTTCTATTTTAATATTTACAAAACGACCTCTAGCTCTTGTATCTTTTTTATCTGTTGTAGAGTCTACAGTAAAAGGACTTAATGTTGTAGTAGTATCAGATTGTTGTGGATACCTTTTTACTGCTAAGCTTATTTTTGAATTACCTTGTAAATCTTTAAAGTCAGGTATAAATCTTCTAACAGCCACAAATGCTTCACCCGCTATTGATGGTCCTTTAAAAGATCTTTGTTGCATATCAAAATCAAAAGACTTTATAAACGATGTTACGGTTGTTGTTGAACCATCTTCATTAACTTGATCGGTCCCTGTTTCGTGTTCAAAATATTTTGTCTGTCCTAAACCATCTTGACCTATAACTGCAGGAAAAGTTCCGTTAGCCGTGCTATCATATTTTGTAGCGTATGGTGTTGGGTATATGGTTGCATCCATCCAACTTGTTCTTGCTTCTGTTCCTGTATACCAGACACCTCCTGGTACTTTAGTCAAGGCAGATTCACCGTAATTATATACAACATACTTATCGTTAAAAGTAGCTGTTGATGATGGATAATACCAAACAACTTCTGTAAATAAATTATTTAATCCTGCAGCAACTTGTTGTCCTTTTGTTGTATCAAAATTAGTAAATACAAAATCTTCTACAGAACATGGTAGAGATTTAACTGTACCATCAAATAGAAAGAATCCGTTTGGTGATAACCAAAAAGCTGCACCATCTATTTCTACAACTGCATTCTTACCTATCAGTCCACAGTTTGTACCCACTTGTTCAAAGCTAAATGTAAATGGAGCACCTATAAATTTCATGGTATACAAAGCATTATCAGTCCATATCAAAATAACTTCTTTAGCTTTTAAGGCACCTACTATTTTAGTTCCATCCTGTAATCTTTGTGTTCCTGCTGAGTTTGTTGCAGAAGGAGAATATATATTTATATTTTCTTGGTCAGAAAATCTAATGAACATATCATCTTGTGTAGTTGTTGTTCCAATAGTTGTCTCTGTTCCAAAGTGTATTAAGTGACGTGTAGTCGGTGATATCAAAGTAACTCTAGATGCAGTTGGATTATTGGATGTTTCAAAACCAGATGTTGTAGTTGATGCTCTATTTAATAAAGGTGTTGCAGCTCCTGAGTTCCATGTAAATGTTTTACCGTTTGCAATATTTGCTACAAGCACTTGTCCAAAGTTATCTAAACTCCAAAGGCCTGGCTCCAAAATTACAGTCGATGCATTTACTGCACTACCAAATCCAGAAAAGTTTGTAGCGTTTGTAACTGTGGCACCACTGCTATGAGCTTGTCCATTTGATGTACCGATTGTTGCTGTGCCGTTCGTACCTCTGGTGATACCAGTTAAATCATTTGAACTTACTCCAGTGTAAGTTATTAACTCATTACCAACAGCGATTGTTCCTCCTCCTGTTGGAAAACCTGTAACCGATGTTAAAGTTATTGCTGTACCAGATCCCCCTGTACCAGCAGTGTCTGCATTAAGAGCACCATTTAAAGTTGTTGTTGCAACTCCAGATACTGTTCCACCAAAATTACCAATACCAAAACCATAGCCATATGATTGAGCTGATGGTCCAACCGGCTCGTATGGTTTTATACTTAAACTACCTCCAGTAGATACCGTTCCTCCAGCGTTTGAGGATTGTGTTATAGTAAAAGTATCTGATGTTGGGACCGTAATTACTTGAAAAACTTTATCTTCAAAATCAGAGGCAGAAAAACCTGTTCCTCCTGGTAAAGTTACCGAGTCTAATAAAATTATATCTCCTGCTGCTAAACCATGTGAGGCTTTTGTTATTGTGCAAGTAGGTGAAGTATTAACAGTTGCAATTGTTGCTGAAGTTAATGTAGCTTTTAAAGGTGTAACATCATGAAGCTGTCCTTCAAAATATACAAGTAAAAATTTATCTGTTCCAAGGGCAACATATCTATTACCATCAAGATCAACAAAAGAGTGTTGTTTTCGAACTACACCTACTATTGAATCTGAAACTAATGAAGACCATCCACCCACTTTTTCAGGAAGACCATATCTAAACCTAACATTATCGGAGTCTACCCATCTGTTTTCTGCACCAACGGTAGTGTCCTGTTTGTCTATTCCAGGAGCAAAAGGAAACTCAACAAGAGCCATAATATTACTCCTATTGGTTAGTTGACTTCAATACCCAGCCAACGGTTACATTAGCATAAACAAGAGTTGATGCTTGACCATTAACATTTAAAACTAAGTTAGAAGTTCCTGCATTTATTTTGTGACTATTTCTATTTATTGTAAGATTGTTTGATGCAAAAAAGTTACCACCATCTATGATTGTTATTTCATCTCCGGTAGCGGCCGTTGATGGTAGGGTGATTGTTATAGGGTTAGTGTTTGTAATTGCAAAAATTTGTTCGCCTGCCACTGCCGTATGAGCAGTTACAGTTGAAGAGTTTACTGTAAGATAACCTTTATTTAATAAACCTAAATTAACATTTGTTGCATCTGAATATACTAATAGTTTTGCTCCGGGAGGCACTGTAACCCCGGTCCCTGATACAGTTTTAATTGTTAATGTTTTTATAGTTGCAGAGCTTTCTCTTGTGGTAGCATCTTCAAACACCATAATTCTTTCTGAACTATCAGGAATTGTAACAGTTCTATTTGCTGCTAGTATACCAGTTAATTTAAAATATAAATTTTTACCATTAGATGTTGCTCCATTATCTAATGCTAATGCTTGATCAGATGAGGCTACATCTAAAGATAGGTAACCACTAGATAATTGCTCTAGTATCTGTAAATTAGTATTTGTTATATTACCCCAAAGACCAGCTTTTTCACCAGTTGTGATAATCTCTAGTTTTGAATTTGTTGAAAATGTTGATGCCATATTAAATCGGGTCTATTTCTACCCAAACACTGTTTGTGTTTGGATCTATTTCACTCCATGTTATTGCCGTTGCATCCTTGACTGTTATAGTCAAAGGAGTCGCATCAGGCGTTACATTTGCTTTACCAATCAATGTAACACTTCCTGTGTTTAACGTCAATTGGTTTCCAGTTACAACTGCATTAGCAGCGGCAGTGATTACTACACTTCCTGCAGATAAAGTTAGTCCACTTCCTGCAACAGTTACATTAGCTGCAGCATTAATTATTACATCTTTTGTAGCTAATGTTAAAGGACTTCCTGTTACATTAACAAAAGCACCTGCTAAAGTTGTAGCTGCTCCTATGGATAGTGTTAAAGGACTTCCTGTTACATTAATTGTAACATTGGGATCAAATATGCTACTTGAAATTGGTAGCTCGGATATAGAACTAAAACCGAGCATTTATTATGCTCCTGTCAGTGCTTTTATCTCAGCGTCGGTTAATCCTAGATCTTTGAGTTTTTGTTTACCAGATGCTTTATTATTTTCGCGCGTTGCATCAGCGTCTTTAATTTCTTGTATTTTTGCATTAACATCAGCTTCGCTTGGCATAGTAGCACCATCTTTAACAATTTTAACGTATTGATATTGCATACGTTGATCGTTAGGAATTTTATTTCCATCATTATCATGCGTTTTCCAAGCATACCAATTACCACCATTAAAAGTTTGTAAGGCTGCTTGTAAATAATCTTTAATCATTATGCACTATCTCCTAATCTTTTAAAAACAAAGTAAGTGTAATTAACATTTGTGTTTCCTTGATAATCTCCACCCCCAGCACCTGATGCTTTAGCCTGAACTCTATAGGTTGAAGCATCTGATACATTTAATAATGAAGTTGCACCTACTGCAATTGATTTACCACTTGCACTACCAGAATCCCAATTACCATTGAGATAACTAAAATTTGATCCAGAGTTAGCTGAATACTCTACATAAAAACCATTATAATTATAACTACCATCTACACTTATATTTGTCCAAAATTCTATTTCCCATATACCTGTACCTGGAAAAGTAAAAACTCCAGAACTTTCTGTCATTCCAGTTCCTTGTTTTATATTTTGACTATTAGTATCTTGTCTTTCCCAACTCCCATTAAGAACACCACCACTAGCATTAGATACCTCTGTTGTCATTCTCCAACTATCAAAATCTGTCACTCCATTAGCAAATCCTGATGTTATGGCCGTACCACCATTAGCAACTGGCAATGTTCCTGTAACATTGCTTGCTAAGTTTATTGATTGATTTGGTCCTATTCTAGTTAATGCCATAATTTATCCTATGTTATTAATTTTGTTCCTGAAAAAAATTGGTTATGATTAGTACTAGCTTCTAATATTACACTAGAACCATTTGAACTTTCTTGATAAATATATACTTCAAAATAATCTCCAGCAGAAGCAGAAACAATTCTAGTTTGTGATATTGTATAATTAGCAAAAACAGTATCTCCACCTTCTGATCTCATTTGAGCACTTGAAACTCCACTTCCATTTTTATAAATTTGAGTTATCATTCTAACTATAGCACTATCACTATCTTCAATTTGTAAATTCCATGAAAATAAATAATGACCACCTTTTCCAGATGGTACTGTAAATTTGTCTGAAGCAAATACACTATCTGGATCGAAAAGTTCATTTGAAAAAGTTACTTTAGTATATGATCCATGACTAATAGTTTGATTAGAACCTCCAGATTTTGATACAGCAAAAACTGGTTTATTATCTCCACCAACAGCAGCACCATCATTCTGTAAAGTTCCTATAATATTAGTAGTGTCACCAGATGCACCGATAGTAATCGTGTTACCACTTTCGTTGATAATGTTATTACCGTCTGCGTCTTG